CTAAGGCCCCCTAATACTTCATCCCCCACCGCAAGCGGTGGTTTATGTAAATTGAAGTACAATTGTTGCATCCTCTAGACTAGTCTAAGAGTTTTCAGCATCGTCACCTACCTTGGTAGGTAAGACGACCGGTTTCACACTTCGGGCAAGGTTGTTAAACTTGTCAGTTGCCACTTTTAAGTGGTTTCCACTACCATTGTAGTGCTGTGTGGACGCTTTTGTTGCTAATATTACGAGTTGTTTCTCACGCTCGCTTAGCTTCGAAAGGTCGAGCTCTGATACGATAGCCGTTAAAACGGAACCATCGATTTTGGTTGACTTCTTCATCCATAATAAACTGGATTTAGAGTCATACCCCAGAGTTTTGAGCAATACAGGATTCGCTGGTGTATTAACACTACGTTTCTGTTTTTGCTTTTTATGAGGTTTAGCATTGGGTGCTCTCGCACTTACTGTTTTACCTTTCTTCCGCGCATCTTCTTTAGAAAGATCAGCTATAAGCTCAGCTTTCTTCTTTTCGATAGCGGTCTGTCCTAATGAACTTGTTTGCATGTCGCTCAACTCGTTGAGTTTCATGTTTTCGGGATCTTTCATATTCACGTCCTTCGTGTTTGGTCTTCAAGACATCGCGATCGGTAGCAATATCAGGATTGACAGAATTGTGCATCATATAGAGTGGATGTTTAACATACAACCGCTTAAAATGCTTTGCAATGTATCCGTACTTATCAAATAAAACCTGATAAAAGGGATCCAAAAGGTGTCCAGGAACGCCGTTGATATGACCAAATCTCTCAATGAGGTCTGTCAGCTGCGAACGAAGACTGTTAACTATCACCCTACAATTAGGGTTGAAGTTTTTGTAGATATCATCAAAATTATTTTCAACTTGATGTATTGGAGATGAGCTAACGGGTAGCCCTGTTAGTTCCGAAAATCTTCCTTCAAAACCAAATTCCTTACACCACCTACGGTAATAAGAACTAGAATAAATGTTATGAGTAAAGAACTCATTAACTAAATCTAATTCCTTTTTACTAGTGACGCTACTTACATTCTCAAAGAACGACTGTAACGAATCACGAAAAACTCTATCTTGGATTATGTCTACATCGAGTGCTCTTAAGTACTCTTTGTATGTCATCGATATAGGCGTTAGTGCTAAACCTCCGAGAAAACCCGGTAGGAAAGCTTTAATAGCCCAACGTTGTTCTGTATTTGAGAGAAACGATATACTGTTTCTCCCATAGAACTCGACAACACGCATTAGTTGATCTGGACTTTCAATAAGTCTCACCTTCATAGATGGGTTAACACCCACGGAGGAGATCAATTTACCGCAAAATTCTGAGTAGTTCTCACTAACCAGACTTTTTTGCATGTTTATGCGAACACCACAGGCAGTTAATATCCTGTGATAATCTTCAGCGACCTCTTGATGAGAAATCACAATATCGTCGCCAACCACGCAAGCGTGGTCTGAAGGTTTACGTAAGCCATGTTTATAGCAGATTCCTCTGACTATAAGAGCATGGGTTAAACAAGCTAGATGGAATGAAGGTCCTAAGCCCATAGGCTGTCCTACCTCATACCTAATCTTGACTTTACTATGTGGCAATTTCCACTCGGAATTTACGACCTTGTCGATAACCCGAATGTCAAAGCTACTAATATACCCTTTAAGTTCCAGTTGTAGTAATACACTACGCTGCAACTCATAGGGGAAGCGATCGGTAAATGCACTGCTATCAAAGCTATGTATTTTTCCGACTTCAGGATCTTGCAACCACGATATAACTTTATCGTGTGCACGACCTTGATCTTCAGTATAGATGATATCGTCTCGGCATGACAACTCGAAAAGCTTACGCTTCAACGGTTCTGCCAAGGCTTGGTGGGCGAGAAACGGACTGGCAACAGCACGGTTCTTCCAACCACCTTCCATTATAAAACCTATAGTTCCTGCGGGGAGTTTACCCCCCTTAAGGAAACCTGGGTGATACCTTTGTTCATATTTCAGAAACGAAGGTCCAGGAAAAGGTAGAGTAGATACCCCAGTTAACAGCTTAGAAACTGTCTCAGGGAAATCGCTCCAAATGGATCTTGACGTAAGATCATTCCAAAAAAGTTCTATAAACTCTTTGGTTTTGATATTCGTCCGGCTATCTGTACTAACTTGAATATCCGCAGCCATGCGGCAAGTATACCCCATTTTAAAGATCGGAGATCTTTTTCCGACCTTAGGGGCCAATGAAGCCAATGGATTAATTGCATCTGCAATATCTATCTGGAACATTGGATCAGCATTTTTAAGATGGGATAAACCATCTACAGTAAGTTCTTTAGCTTCCTGCAATGCTTCAACTGTGCCTCCACCATCGATGTAACTAGTGCATACAGAATCAATAAACTCTGTGTACATAGCAACCGTTGGTTTGTTAGCACGAATCACCTGGTATGACCTGAAGAAGGCTTGCGCTCTCTTCAACTTTTTGGGTGAATTAAGATCCTGGAACATACTGTGAATAAGGCCATCGTGAAACACTTTGACCCCACTCCTGTTTGTTCTAGACTTTATACCTTCAGGAATAACATAGTGCATTCCTGAATCATTTGACAGATAGGCTTTGAATGACGCATCCAGAGATTTTAATCTTCTGACTGTCCACTCAGGCCCACTC